ATCACTAAAGCATGAATTACGTATTCTTGCTAAGATTATCCACGACTATATGCCAGCAGCATACTCCTATGAGATGGATGGCGACTTCAATCGTATAGATGATTTCGACAATCGGATAGATGTTATACCTGTAAGTGACCCTAACGCGGCTACAATGTCTCAAAGGGTCATGCAGTACCAAGCGGCTATTCAAATGGCACAGCAGTCACCACAACTGTATAACATGGGCCAGCTACATCGTCAGATGTTAGAAGTTCTTGGTGTACAAGACGCAGACGAGATCGTTAAGTTACCAGAAGACGCGAAACCCGCAGACCCTGTGACAGAAAACATGATGATCTTGAAGCAAGAGCCAGTGCAGGCGTTTAAGTATCAGGATCATGAGGCACACATCGCAGTGCATATGGCAGCACTGCAAGACCCGAAAATACAACAGATTGTTGGGCAGTCTCCGTTCGCAGCGGCTATTCAGCAGGCTATGGCAGCGCATGTTACTGAGCACGTTGCGTACCAGTACCGCCGTGAAGTAGAGAAATCTCTAGGTGTAGAGATGCCAAACGAGGATCAACCTTTACCAGAAGACGTAGAAGTAGAGTTGTCACGCCTAGCGAAAGATGCTGCCGAGAAAGTTCTACAAAAGAGCCAAGCAGAGGCTCGCCAAGAGCAGATTATGCAGCAGCAGCAAGACCCACTTACTCAAATTCAGCAGCGCGAGTTGGCTATCAAAGAAGCCGAAGCGCAGCATAAGATGAAAATGGACGAGTTAAAGCTACAGCTTGAAGCGGCAAAACTACAAAGCGATAATAAGATCGCAGGGGCTAAGATCGGTGCGCAGATCGCGTCCGAATTAGATGATCGTCAACGTAAAGATAAGATCGCTGGCACAAAAATTGGGTTAGAGATAGCAAAGGAGCTAGATAAGGGTGGAACATAGCGTTTTTGAATTACTCCAGATGCAATTATCGGAGTATAAAAGCGAGATAAGTGGTTATTTGGCGTCGGGATACGCCAAGAACATGGAAGAATATAGCCGAATGGTTGGAAAAGTTGAATTAATCAACAGGTTATCTGATGATGTAGAACAACTTGAAAAAAGGTATATTGCGTCATAACGTGTTTATGTGTAGTTTACTAATATTCGCGGGTGGTCCGCGCAAGGTAACGGTGAACCTCAAATCACTGCAAAAAAGGGTGAAATATGTACGCGACAGTGAATGTCGAAGACACAAAGGTAAGCGAGAGCTTACAGTCAAAACTACCAGAACCTACGGGATATAGGCTTCTGATCGCACTTCCAGAGATTAGTGAAAAGACTGAAGGCGGGGTATTCATGCCCGATGGCCTAAAGAAAGACGAATCAACTGCGTCTATTATTGGTTTTGTTTTAAAGGCGGGACCAGATGCATATTCTGATGCGTCAAGATTTCCAGGTGGAGCTTGGTGTAAAGAAGGTGATTTCGTTATTTTCCGTTCTTATTCTGGGACTCGATTCAAGATTCAAGGCAAAGAGTTCCGTTTAATTAACGATGACACTGTTGAAGCAGTTGTCGATGATCCACGGGGGTATACACGCGCATGAACAATACAGCAGAGAATATAGAAGTTGAAGAAGACGAGGGCTTTGAAGTAGAAATCGAAGATTCTGCAGAAGAAGTCAAAGAAGAGCCAGTTAAAGCCGAAACTAAAGAGGTAGAAGACGACTCTGAATCTTCTGATAAAGAGGTTGATAACTATAGTGAGCGTGTTCAAAAACGTATAGATCAACTCAAGTTTGAATACCATGAAGAGCGCCGTGCTAAAGAAGCCGCAGCGCAACTTCAAGAAGAAGCAATTAAGTATGCGCAACAAGTAAAAGAAGAGAATGATAAACTTCGTAAGTCTTTGCAAAGCAACGAAGAAGTTCTTTTGACTCAAGCACAAACACGTGTTGGTGCGCAGCTAGAACAAGCTAAGATTAAGTACAAAGCCGCTTATGAGTCTGGAGACCCAGACGCACTACTAGAGGCGCAGGAACAGCTTACAAAACTTCAGAACGAACAGTATCGTTTTGAAAATTATAAACCTAAGCCTATGGAAGAAGCCGCACCTGTACCGCAGGCAAAAGCTCCAGAAGCTGCGCCAGAAGTTCCTAAGCCCCCTCAACGTGCTATAGATTGGGCTGAAAACAACAAATGGTTTGGTCAAGACAAACGCATGACAGGCTTTGCCTATGGCGTTCACGAAGAGCTAATCCAGAATGGTGTTGATGGAAACAGCGAAGAGTATTACAATAGTATTGACGCCGCCATGAGGCAGGCGTTCCCAGATAAGTTTGAAGTTGCCGCAGAGGAGCCTGCACCACAGCAACGACAAACAGGTAACGTGGTTGCCCCAACGTCTCGCACGTCGAAAAAACCACGCAAAGTGAAATTGTCTCCATCCGCAGCGGCTCTCGCCAAGCGCCTCGGATTAACAGCTGAACAGTATGCGGCGCAATTAATGAAGGAAAACGGCAATGGCTGATAGAACTCCACGCACTACAGACACTCGTGAGAAAACAGAGCGTAGAAAAGGATGGACTCGTCCGTCTGCACTGCCTACCCCCGAGCCACGCGATGGCTTGCACTTCCGCTGGATTCGTACAGCAACCTTGGGTAACAGTGACAACACGAATGTTTCTTCTCGTTTTCGTGAGGGTTACACTCCAGTCAAAGCGGCTGATCATCCTGAATTGAAAATTGTGTCCGACTTCGACTCTCGATTCAAGGACAACATTGAAGTAGGTGGACTGCTACTATGCAGTATTCCTGCTGAAATCGCAGAAGAACGCACTGAAGCACAGCTAGATCAGGCAAGACATGCTGAACAAGCGGTGGATCGTAATTTCATGAGAGAAAGCGACCCTCGTATGCCAGTATTGAATCCTGAGCGTTCATCTCGAACTTCGTTTGGGAAGTAACCTTTTTAGGGAGCTTCCTTGGTTAAAAATTGATTAGGAGAAAGAGCAATGGCTACTACAGCAGCTCCCTATGGCCTAAAGCCCGTTAAACGCGCGGACGGTCAGCCCTATGCAGGGGCAACTTCTACATACCTGATCGATCCTGCTGGCGAGGCGACCAACATCTTTTATGGTCAAGCTGTCATTATCGGGGCCGATGGGTATATCGCACTAGCGACTGGTACAGGCGCAAACCTTACAACTAACTCAATCTCAGGCACCACAGGTGTTGGAACAATCGGCGTGTTTGTTGGTTGTGAATACGAGAATGACGAAGGTCAAACTGTACACGCTCAGTATTACCCTTCAGGTAAAACAAACGCGAAAGCATACGTTGTTGACGATCCAAACGTACTATTCCAAGCGCAGCTTGATGGTGCAGGAGCGCAAACAGTAATCGGTGCTAACACATTCTTTGCTGCGGCTCAGACTACCGCAACAGGTTCAACTGCTACAGGTAACTCAACTTCAGCATTGGACGCAACTGTTGTAACTACAGCAGCGGCATTCCGTATCGTTGCTCACGTCTCTGACGCGTCAGACGCATACCCAGATGTGTTGGTTAAGATCAATCCTGGTGCACACCAGATGACTAACAACGTAGGCTTATAAGGAGGCTAAACAATGGCTATTTCACGCGCCCAGCTCCTTAAAGAGCTACTACCAGGTCTAAACGCATTGTATGGCTTGGAATATGCAAAGTATGAAGACGAACACGCAGAAATCTATGAGACTGAAAATTCAGAGCGTAGCTTTGAAGAGGAAGTCAAATTGAGCGGTTTCGGAGCAGCCCCTGTGAAAGCAGAAGGTTCAGCGATTTCATACGACAACGCTCAAGAGCACTACACAGCTCGCTACAACCACGAAACAATCGCAATGGGTTTCTCTATCACTGAAGAAGCGATGGAAGATAACTTGTACGATTCGTTGTCAGCGCGTTATACAAAAGCACTAGCTCGCGCTATGGCTTACACTAAGCAAACAAAGGCTGCGAATATCCTGAACACAGGTTTCACAACATTCCAGTCTGGTGACGGCGTTTCGCTATTCTCAGCGTCACACCCAACTGTTGCTGGTGGTACTAACGCAAACACACTAGCGGTTGCGGCAGACTTGAACGAAACTTCACTTGAGCAAGCAGTTATCGATATCGCAGCGTTCACAGACGAACGTGGCCTATTGATCGCGGCTCGCCCACGTAAGCTAATCGTTCCACCTGCGCTAATGTTCGTGGCAACTCGTTTGCTACAAACAGAACTACGCACAGGTACAGCGGATAACGACACAAACGCATTGCGTTCGAATGGTTCTATCCCTGAAGGCTACCGTGTAAACCACTACCTAACAGACACAGATGCGTTCTTCATCACTACAGATGTTCCAAACGGGTTGAAGCACTTCGTGCGTACTCCAATGGCAACATCTATGGACGGTGATTTCGACACAGGTAACGTGCGCTACAAAGCGCGTGAGCGTTATTCATTCGGCGTTTCTGATCCGCTAGGTATCTACGGTTCCCCTGGAGCGTAAAATATGGTATAAGGTGTTTATCTCTCCCAATGAGATACACCTCCCTGTTGGACTGGGGCTGCGAAAGCGGCCCCTTTCTTTTTTATAAAAGTATGTTATTCTGACTTCGGGGTTCACATTAGCCTTGCAGACAGGACACACCCCACCTGACGTTGCACAGACTGCTAGGCGAAACCTTGTGCAAAGGGTATTATACTATGGCTTCAACTACATTCTCAGGTCCAGTGACTTCTACAGACGGTTTTGTCGGTGACATCAAAGTCCCAACATATACAGTTGCGAGTGCTCCTTCAGCTTCTGATGCTGGCGCTGGCACAATCATCTATGTATCTAACGGTGCAGCAGGTTCTGCAATCTTAGCGTTTTCTGACGGTACGAACTGGAAGCGTTCTGATACAGGCGCAACTATCTCGGCTTCGTAAGGTGACGCATGAGTAGGTTTAAACCACCCAGTGTTGAGGAGTTAGCAGCCCGAGGTTTGGACGCAGATGGGAATCCACTGAAGAAAACTAAGGTTCGCGCTCGTAATGAAGACGGTACGCTAAAAGCGGATGATCCTTCTA